TGTTTTTTCTGCTGGTGAAGAATTAATTAAAAAAATTTATAATACTCAAAGTTTACAGCGCAATACAGAAGATAAGAATTTGGCAGAGACAAAAGACAAGTTACTCCAATTAGTCACTTCGTCTCTTGTCACTATTGGAACAGTTCTTGGTAGTGATGGAGTCATACTAAATCCAGTTCTTGATAATTCTAGTAAAATAATGTAAGATTTAAGTAATGAATCAAGGAGGAAATTATGAGTAAATTGCAAGACAGTGTTAACGAATTAGTTAAGTACATTCTTGAGTATGAAACTGATTATTGGAGTAAGTCAGATGTTCAATTAAGCAAAGAGGAAGCTGAAAACATGGCTGCTATTTTGATTGACAGTTTAATTGATAACATTGAGGATACTGACATTGAGGATGCTTATAATGAAATGTATGAACCACCAGATAATCCTGACCCACTTTATATACATAGTGTTCAGGCAAGGTGGACAATTTATTGAATTTAGTTATCAGTTATCAATTAAAAACAACAATGAATCAAGGAGAAAATTATGAACCCAGCAAATATGGACACTACTACAATTAGTTATTATGCTAATTTTTACGCAGGACAATATCAGAGCTGTAAACAAGAAGTTGGGGAAAATGTACAGAAAAAACGTAACGCTTTATACTCGAAAATCAAAGAGTACAATAAAATCTTAGAACAGCGTGGACTTGAAAAAGTAAATGTGTAGGTACAGAATGATGACAAATTCAAAAAAGCAACTATGGGTTACAATTTTTCAGATAAGTATTCTGGTTTATATGGTATTTTCAACGACCTTATCGCTAAAATTTATAGAATCTCATGAAGACTATAAGGCTAATTTAAGGTCTATCATACGGTATTGTTTAGACAACAAATGAAGGCGTAATCATGGAGAAAGAGCCTAAAACCTTTATACACAAAAGCCGATTAATGGCTTATTTAAAAGCTCTAAGTCGCAACGGACATCATGGCATCGTAGTAGAGAAAACAGTAGGTATTTCCTAATAATTTCACCCAACAGGAGTAACAAATGGACATACAGCTAGTAGCGGAAAAAATATTCAATTTCTGTAAAGAAAAATACCCAGACTTAGACTGGAATTTTGATTTTACAGATAATGACTATAAAATCATTCAATGTTTAACTTTTTCCAATGACAACATAGAGATTAAATACGGTATTTGGGCGGGATTAGACGGACGACTCAAGTGTGTTCAGTGGCAAAATGACCAAATAGGAAAGTTTAAAATTTGGATAAATCCTCCTACTGAGGACATGAGCTATCAGTATGAAGACCATATAGTTTTTGAGAATCTTGCCTATTATAGAGATGAGCTATGGAGTGCAGAATATTGGGCATTAGTCAGTCAATACCGAAAAGTAATGTTAGACATTTTTAACTTTATTCTCGATAAAATCCAAGAGTAAAAACAATACTAGACATATATTCTGTCTAGTAAATTCACCCAATAGGAGTAACAGTGATGGACACACAACAAATAGTTTACAAAATATCAGGTTATTGTCTAAATCAATACCCAAATTTAGAGTGGAATGTAAGTAGTAAGTGTGCAAATAAAACCGTAATTTGTGGGGTAGATTTTCCGTTTAAAGTAACTCTAAAAATTTGCTCAGACAAAAGAAATGAAGTTTCTTCCTATAAAGAAGAAACTACTGATGATTATATAATCGGACACTTTGACCTAGTTAATGTAGGTTGGTTAGGAATGTTTGGTATTCATCTAAATTGTGACAAAAAAATAGATTTTCGTAGTCTCCCAATAACAAAAGAGTGGGATAAAAAAGACTGGGACTTGTACAAAAAATATCGAGAAGTGATGTTAGGTATTTTCAATTTTATTGCTAACGAAATTCAAGAATAAACAGGAGCAACAAATGGACACACAACAAATAGCAGAAAAAATATTGCTTTTGAATATACAGTTGATAACAGGAAAGCTATTCAATTTCTGTAAAGAAAAGTATCCAGATTTAAAATGGGATCTTGACTCTGAAAATAATATAATTCAGTGTCCAGTTTTTCCTGATGAATTAATAATAGACGTTTTTCTAGATGGTCAGATTTACCGTGTTTCATGCCAAGCGTATTGTGTAGGCACGTTTGAATTATGGATAAACCCTGACGATAGAGACAATAACTATCCTTATGAGAATCAAATAGCATTTGATTATATTAGAAAGTCAAAATCTGATTATTTTGATAACAAATATAGAGAAACCCGAAAAGTAATGCTAGACATTTTTAACTTCATCCTTGATGAGATTCAAGAATAGATAGGAGTAACAGATGGACACATGGGAAGATGTTTACAAAAAGATAGAAGTATTAAAACAAATCGGGGTTTTTTGTGATAATGCCTATAAAATGGCTGATTACTCAAAATGGACTCTTAAGCTAAGGCAAATATATGCTTTCATTAATGTAGTATTAGAAGGCTCTATCAATATTCTCTATCCAAACGAGCTAAAAGGAAAATATAATGTTTGGGTTGAGTATCGTTCTAAATCGTCTAAAACTTTAGTAGTTAGAGTAGAGGGGACAGTCACTGGACATAATTGGGTTGAGATAGATTCGATTAAAAAAGAGCCAAAAAGTGAAGGAGATAATGAAACCTTAAATATCTTGATTCCAGAAGCAACAAAGATAATGGAGACTATTTTAGGTTTCACCGAAACAATTAAATCTGAGGATTAACGCTAATGAACAAAACAGAAGCATTAAGACAAATTGAGGTTTTCTGTAAAGAAACTTTTAAGCAGCCTAAAAATTGGAGTCTTGAATCGCAGAAGCTCGGCGCAAGTTCCTACGACAAGAACACCAATACTTTCGAGTATTTATATGGGGAGCTTGTCTTAAAAGGCGTGATTTTTGTTGTTTATCCTAGCGAATTACTACAAGGAGTTTTTCCTCCTGATATATTACTAGGAAGATATTATATTTCAATTAAATATCTTCCCAAGCCGTCTAACATTTTAGAGACTAAAGTAGAAAGTTATTTGACACAAACTCAGATGACTATGTCGCTAATAGGAGATTATCGCCGAGAAAATAAAAGCTGGGTTCAGCTTATTTCAACTAAAGAAGAATCAGATGTTGCGGGAGATAACGAAGGTTTAAAGATATTGATTCCAGAAGCGACAAAGATAATAGAGACTATTTTAAGTTTTACCAAAACAATTAAGGTTGAGGATTAATATCAATGAACAAACAAGAAACAGCCCAAAAAATATTCAATTTCTGTCAAAAAACTTACCCAGAGCTAAAGTGGTCATTTACGTCTTTAACTAAAACTCAAGACATGATTTATGGGTATCGCCCTATTCTTAATTCTATAAATGGAATACAAATAGATATAAAGGTCAATAGCAACAACTCTTATAGCAGTGACGGTTCACCTAGTGATTTTAGAAATTATATAGATGGTCGAACTACTATCTCTAATCTAGATTGGGAAGGAAGTTTTCTTATATGGATAAATGATAGAAAAAACAGTAAAATCTTGTTTAAGAAAAGTGGGACTGCTAAACATAAAGAATTAAATCTATGGCGTGAAAAAGGAACACAAATCATGATTAATATCCTTTCATTTATCGAAAATGAAATACAAACCGAGGTAACACCATGACAATAACAGCAAAAGAGTTCAATATTTTGATTCTAGAAGCAACAAAGATAATGAAGACTATTTTAGGCTTTATTAAAATAACTGAGGCTACAGACACTTAAAACAATAACAATAAATGAAGAACTTAGAATAGGCAACAGGTGGTTAAATATGTGTAATTAATTATCTCTAATTACTTACATCTAATAGAGTATCGCCGGGATAACTCATTGTATCCTGCATGCCCGGTGTTATTTATTCAGTTGCTAGCCTGAGTCATATTACGGGAGACCTGAGTTTGGTATTTGTACAGCCTTAATAGATACAGCGTCATAACTATACGCAGGTGCTAGCAATATACTAGATACTCCCCCATTACTCTCATCAGTATACTGCCGGAGCCTAGACGACCACAACTTATATATAACTCATGTGGATTATCTATTAGGCTCGCTACGCCTCCAATTTCCAGCGGCCTATCTAACCATACTAGAAATGGCTGCGCTTTAATAAATTCATCGATGACTACATCACTAGCTGGCTTTGCCTGATTCTCCCGACAACTTACATTAGACCTGGGGGTTATAGTGCGGGCTGCAGTACTGGTATTATTAGTTATACCAAATACACCATTGTCGGTAGAGTCCTCTATTTTATACGACACTATACAGTGCAGATCCATTGGGTAATTAGCAGTATATGCCTCAGTCGAATAACCTATATAATTAAACACATAGCCGTTCTGGTCTGGTATACCTGAGTTCAGACGTATCTGTAGTATACCTAGACCCGCACTAGAAGCACACATATATACAACTCGCCCACCTGTCAAGTTAGGTAGGATATATGGGTTCTGCACAGGAACAAATGGGCCGGGCGTAGTCTCATTGTGAGGATATACTTCTGCTATACGTAAGTTGTTGTCAAATACTACACGAGTATTACCATCACTAGCAGTAGTTGTAACGGCTCCAGTTATAAGCTCTCGGGACGGTATACGCGCGTGGAACTCCATAACATTAGGTAATACTTCATTATTAGCAGCACCTAGCGCTGTGTCTAGAAACTCTACTAACTGAGAACGCATAATATCTATACCAGGACTGGGCCCTGATTTATAACCAAAGTATGTAAT